ATCATCCATTATGTCACCTGTTTTAATTTCGGTAATTTTATTTTTCCTAATTTCTGCTCATTACCATTTACTTTTTTAAGTTTTGGGAGAGTTAATCCAATAGATTGTGGTATCTCTTTTAACAAATCATTAATTATCTGATTGAATTTATCCGCCATAGCTTTTAACGAAAACTCTCTTCTATTTTTTTTACCTAAACGAGCAGCTTTCTTTTGTATTAGTTTTCTTTTCTTATGAAAAGTTCTAATCTTTCTAACTACATCAGCCTCATTTACATCAAACCACTTTGATGGTTCTACTATGATATTTTCCCAAAGAACTGATTTCGGAACTGGTTTTATAAACCCATCAATTAACATAGATTCTGAATCTGTAAGAAAGTCAAGATGACCACTCCACTTAGAAGCAATTACAGGTAAGTCACAACAAGTAGCCTCTAACATCGGTCTTCCAAAACCTTCACCATGAGTACAAGTAATAAAAGCACCAATCTTTGGATGGTTATAAAGTGTTGACATTTCTTCGATAGTAAAATCACCATGTATTAAATAAATATTTGGTAAGCTTACGCCTGTAAACATATCTTTTACATGTTTTATTCTTCTCTTAATATCATGCCTATCAAGAACACTAAAGTTAGCACCATTGGTCTTTAAAACAAGTGCTGGTGGATTAGGAATATTAGAAAAGGCTTTTAAGAAAGACTTTATTAATACTGCAATATTTTTTCTATCTTCACCAAATCCTTGAGTGCCCCATTGTCCAACATGAAGATAAGCAAAGTCCTCTGTGATAAGTTCGTTTAACTCATCATATAATATAGGATCGTCTTTCTTTGTCTGATACTTATCTTTCGCATAATAAACATCTGTATCTATCCCTTCAAACAATACAGCCAAAGGCTTTTGATTTTTTATCTCACCCACCTTCTGTTTTTGTCCGTTTGGTAAATCTTCCATTTTATCAAATACACAACGATTAAATGTGTCTGCTGTAAATTTAGATGGAACTAAATTAAAAGACATACGATTCATGCCTTCTAAAAATGCTGGTGAAACAACATCTGTTTCTACACCAGCAGTTATACCGATGTTTACCTTAGCACCCGTAGCAAACTCGTTAGGTATTCTAATATCTATTAATACATCAGGCTGACCTTTTATTTGGTCTTGAGGTATGAAAGCGTCTAACAACTTTTTATGTCTTGGAACTTCAGGTCTGAGATGATTTCGTGGTGTATTTCCCCACTTAACATCAAGACATTTAACATCCAAATCTTCTCTGTCCATAATAGAATAAAAAATAGAACGAGCGTGGTCACCATAACCACTACGAGTATTAAAAGGTGCAATCATAATTACCGAGCGTTTCATACTTCCTCCATATGATATTTAGGTTGTGGTTTCCAATTATCAAATGCCCCATCCATAGAACTAATAAACTCCTGTCCCATAGCTTTTGATGTCATTAGATTTTCTTTACAGAACTCAGTTCCTAATGAACCAAGTCTCTTTCTTTCTTTTCTACTCATGTCGTATAGTGTTCTTAACTGAACAGAAGCGTCTTCTGGCTGACATCTATCATCAAAGATATAAGGTGTCATAGGTGAACCTTGTAAAGACCTATTAGATGGATAAACAGGAAATACCCATTCACCATGTTCAGTATAAGTTCCTTTATGATTAGAACCTAACTCGACATAATCTTCAGGTGTTAAAAACTTATCATCTTTCTTAAAACCACATTGGTCTTGTAATCCACCAGTAACATTAACAATGATTGGTGTTCCAACAGTAAGTGCTTCAGCACTACCTAAACCAAATCCTTCGTTACTAGCGAGATTAATATAAACATCAGCAGAGTTAAATAATAGATTCATTTCCTTATCATCAAAAGGCCTACTATCCGTATGATAAGTAAAACATACATCATACTCTGGACATAGATGTTTATGAACTCTTGGTAAATCCGTACCATTGTCATCTATAGGAGAACAATGATAAATAAGAACACAATCTCTTCTCTGCTCAGGTGTTAACTCATCCATAAAATATTTATATGCCAGTAAAACATCACCAGGTTGTTTTCTTCTGATATTTCTATTACTATAAAGTATCTTGAACTTCTTATCAGCGATACCATGTTTAGCTTCAAAATCTAATAAAGAAATGTTATCATCTTTTATCTTAGAAAATCTTTTTGGTGATATGCCATGTGGCACATAAGTTATCTGCCAATCTTTATAATTAGGCAATAATCTCTTATTAATTCCGTAAGTTTGTTTTGATATACCCATTAATAAATCACAACTTTTGTAGTAGTTGGTATTGTATTGTGGATCTGGTAAGTCATCCCAAATATTATAATAGAATATTGGAATCTCTCTACGAATCTCAGACTCCATATTATAAAACCAAATCCAAAAACGAGGATCGGTATAGTGAAGTATAGCATCTGGTTTTTCCATTTCTAAAACTTGCCTAAGTAAGTCTTCATTACCATACCCACTAACTGGATATATTCTAAGATAACCATCTTTTATACCAAAATCATTTTCAAGACCAGCAGACATATCAACAATTTTACCTTCCTCTGGATGTTTAATAGCTCCACCAATCTGAACCCAATCATATATATCAAGTGTTTCCATTACAATATCTTTAGATACAGTAGCTACTCCACTATGCATCCTTAAGTCATCTGACATTAATAATATCTTTTTCTTAGCCATTTATAACCCCCTTAGAACCACCATTGATAGTAAAATATTTATTTAAGATAGATAGCTTATCATCGTATTCAGCCATAATCTCTAACTCTTTTTCTATTGTTTCCATAATATCAGAATGTTCTGCAACACCCACGCCATTTTCTAATAAATTTTCTACATTTATTCTATGTTTTTCAATATGTGCTTTAAAATGTAATTTACTAGCTTTAATTAAATCACCTCTCATTAAAACTGACTCCCACTTATATGAAGATGGTCATACGTTTCTATCTTTTCTTTAATAGTATTATCGTGTATGTATTGGTCAATAGAACGATTAACTAATTTTTGTAAATTCATTGATGAGTTGACAGTCTTAAATTTAAATTGTTCATATAATGATTTAATTATTTTTACGGATGTCAACTTTGTTAAAGTATCTTTTTTCATAACCTATTCCTTGTATGTAACTAGTATATATAAATATATGTATTAATTAATAACAAGGTAGTTTTTTCCAAATTTCTTAGCATAATTTATGGTTGACATAGAACCTTTTGACTCTACACCTCTTGGAATGAAAGCAACTATGTAATTAGAGTAAGCAGCTATTATTTTATTTCTAGCATAATAGTTTTTAACATTGTATGGTTTTCCATAATCTCCTTTATTCTTAGGACAATAGATGTTCCAATTCTCATGAAAAGGTGGGAACTCTTGATATTGTAATCCTAATTCAAGAGCATATTTCTTAGCATAATTATCAGCGCCTGTTTTACACCCACCACTAACTATTATCGTATCAGAACCCTTTTCCGTTTTTAACTTAAAAATAAACTCTTTTATCTTTCGTCTATTTTCGTACTTACGACTTCCTACTATTCCTACCTTTATAGGATTTTTCCCCATTCACAATGCTCCGTATTATAAAATTCACAAAATTTACAAGGTTTACCTGGCTTAGCTACATAATTTCTTTCTAACAAATAGTTTCCCTTATCATCAAAAACACCCTCTCTAAACTCCTCTAACTTAGTCATAACCTTGTTGATACTTGGAACTCCGTTTGCTGGTTCAAACTTCTGTAATCTAGTTATAAGAAAATCAGAGTTCTTTGCTATCTTTCTTTTTAATATAAGAAACATTACATCAATCTTATCTAAAGGAACATCGAATAGTTCAGAATAAAACTTCTTGTAAATCAATAACTGAGATTTCTTGTTAAAGTCTTTCTTCTGAAAATCTGTCCAACCACGAGTAGCAGTTTTAAGGTCAATGATTACTATCTTACCAGATATCTTATTTCTTATTACAACATCTAAATATCCCATCATCTCTACACCCTCTTGGACATCTTTAAGAATTGGGACTTCTATACCAACTAATTCCCAATTCTGTTTCATAAAATATTTATTACGATACTTTCTGAAATGTTGTATTATAGCAACACCATCTTGGTAAAACTCCATCATCTCATCTTGAGTACATGGTAAGACTCCGTTACTTTCTTTTATCTTAGTAAACTCAGTAACCATCTCTTCTTTTAACCGAGACTCCATATTAAGTTTATCAGCAGCAACAATAGATTTATTATACATCACCGAAAGGTATTCTTGTATCACGGTGTGCATTGCCGTTCCAAAAAGAGTATGTATGTTACCGACAAAAGTTCCTAACTTATCTATATAACGAAGTTTCCATTTAAGGTTACAATCGTTATAAGTGGTAAACTGACTATGTGATATATGTGCCATTAAATAATCTCGTCAATCATTCCATATTCTAAACATGTATTAGCATCCCACATTAAATCATGTTTAAGAATCTCATTAAGTTTCTTCATAGGAATCTTAGTGTATTCTTTATAGATGTTCTTGATACTCTTCATCATTAAATCTAAGTTCTGTTTCTCATCTTCAAAGTTAGAGTATGTTCCCCAAAATGTTGAAGATAGTTGATGAACTAACATATAAGAATTTCTACTCATAAATCTTTTATCTCCAACTACCGAAAGAAAAGTAGCGGCACTAGCTGAGAATCCATCTATATATGTGTGTACATGAACTTTACTTCTCAATATTGTATCCATAGAAGCAATACCACTTACTATACTCCCACCGCCTGAGTTTATGTATAATTTAATAGGTGGAGCTGGTGTATCAAGATTTTGAGATAAAGTAATAGCTTTTGATTCTAACTCGCTAATCTTTTTATTTAACTCACAACATGCATTTCTGTTGACACCAGAATAAAAATAAATCTTATTATCCTGTACTGATATATGTTTTTCACTAACTTCTCCACCAGCTTTTCTTGGTGTTGATGTCTTCTTTTTTACTCCCCAATGTCTTTCCATTATTTACCCCATTTACCGTTTTTAACAATTGTTGCCATTATACCATAATTAGATACATCTAAATAAGCATCTTCCATCGGCTCACCTTGAACTGCATTATCTCTACCACTCATTAATAAAGTTTTAAGTCTCTGTATCTTATCATTCATACGAAACCATAAACCAGTAAGTGATAGATGTACTTCTTCTTCGGTCTGTAATTGTGTTCCGACACTTATATTACCAGGACCGTAGTCGTGTTGTTTTTTAAGAAACAATTCATATTGTTCTTTTTGTAGTCTTCTGAACTCCTTAGTCATTTCTGGCCATTCTTTCTCCATCTGTTCTACAATTGGATGGCTGTCTTCTGTAACTCCTAGTTCTCTTTCTTTTATGTTCATATAACCCCTATTTTATGATTAAATGTGACAGTTGTAATATAATAATAATAACCGATAAAACCAAGCAAATAATTGTTCTTGTATCTGTACTCATTTCACACCCATCTTTTTTATTTCTTTTTCTGTCTTACCATACTTTGTTAGTAAAGATTTTAACTCAACATTAGTCATTAAGTTATAATATTCACCAGCTTGTATCTTGCTAACTTCAAAGTATTCTTGAATAAAAGGAACAACCTTTTCGTTGACCTTTGTTTTCTTACCACTAAGATATCTTAGGTATGTCTTCTTATTTGGAAGTAAGGAACAATAGAACTTATAAGCAGCAGAGTGTGGCATTACTTCAATTGTTAGTTTTTGAAAGTGATTAACAATAGGTAAAAAATCATTACTCATACTTAAATAACGATTAATCATAAACGGACTAAACTTTTTTTTGTCGGCATCAGAGAAATTATTCCAATCTCGTTTACCGACAAAAAGTTCATCTACCCAATGAAAAAGGCCAGCAGGTACTACTTCACCCTTTGCATTCTTAAATAAGTTCATCTAATTCCTGTAGTGGTAACATCTCTCCACAATTTCCACAATTGAAAACTTGGATTGGAGCGATAACTTCTTTACCAGAAGGTGAAACAATAGCAGATATTCTTTTGATTACATATCCTTGTATAAAGATACTATTTTCACACTTCTGACATTTCATTGTATC